CGGGCGGAGCCAACGCGTCGTCGGCGGACGTGGGCGACCTCACGCAAGCCCTCTCGCAGGTGTCGGCAGTCGCATACGGCGCGGGGTGGAGCATCTCCGACACCGTCGCCGCCCTCGCGTCGTTCGCCGACGCCGGCATCAAGGGCTCGGACGCGGGCACGTCGCTCAAGTCCATGCTCACCAAGCTCGAGGGGCCGTCCGACGCCGCGGCGGAGGCCATGGACGCCTACGGCATCTCGCTCTACGAGGCGGACGGCTCCATGAAGTCCGTGGGAGAGGTTGCCGACAACCTCAAGGAGGGCCTGTCGGGCCTCTCCAACGAGGAGCGCAACGCCGCCCTCACCACCATCTTCGGCTCCGACGCCGTCCGCGCGGCGAACGTCCTCTACAACGAGGGGTCCGAGGGCCTCTCCAAGTACACCGACGCGACCGAGGACCAGACGTCCGCCCAGACCATGGCCACCGCGCAGATGGGCGAGGGCCAGAGGGCCATCGAAGACGCCAAGGGCGCGATCGAGACCGCCGGCATCGAGCTGGGCGAGAACTTCGCGCCCATCGTGGCCGAAGCGGCGGGCGCCGTGGGCCACGCCGCCGAGCAGTTCGGCAAACTCGACTCCCAGGCTCAGGTGGCCGTGGTCGGCGTGGCCGCGCTCGCGGGTCCCGTCACGACTGTGGCCGGCAAGGTCCTCAAGGGCACCAAGCAGGTCGGCGAGGGCCTGACCAGAGCCGCACAGTTTTTTGCCAAGCTCGGCGGGGCTGCTGACGCGGCTACAGATTCAGAGTTGGCGTCTGCTACAGCTATGGGCGTTGTAAAGGCTGGCGCAATTGGACTAGCGATAGCTGGGATTGCTCTTCTTGTTAGCAAGATACAAGACTATACAAAAAAACAGGAAGAATTCACTAAGGCAACAGAGGGGCTTACCGATGCCGCCAAAGGGTCTGAAGAGCTAAAGAACTATAGTGGAAATTTGAAAGAAGTCGGCGATAATGCCAAAAGCTCAGCTAAGTCTATAGATGATCTGATCTCCTATCTTGGGGATAGCGCCGACAAGATAAACCAGACAAACCAAGACGCAGAGGCGCAGATTGATACACTGACTAGCGCTAAAGACATTATTGACCAATATGCTGGCATGACTGATCTTTCGACGAGTGCGCAAGGTCAACTACAGTGGGCTATACAACAAGTTAACGATCAATTCGGAACTAACATTTCACTCGCTGATGCTGTAAATGGGTCTTACACCGATCAAAATGGAGCAGTGCAAGATTTAAAGCAGTCAATCGACCAACTTGTCGCTTCTAAAGAAGCCGAAATAAAAGAGACCGCCATTGAGAGCGATCTTACAGAGGCATATAAAGACCAGAATGAGGCTGCGAAGACATTAGCCCAAGCTAAAGACGACTACAAAAATAAAGAAGACAGCCTCATAAAGACAGAAATGCAATATGACGGTCTTACTTATGACCAGGCTAAAGCTAATGTAGACAATGCTCTTGCACATGATAGTGTTACAGATTCTCTTGATAAAGCCCAGACGGCTTATGATGGGGCTACAAAGGATGTACAGACGTATACCGGCGAACTCGGTGAGACTGCTGCAGCTGCTGATGATTCAGCTGATGCCTATACAAAATGGGCATCAACGCTTTCCGCTGCTGACCAAGCCGTACTTGAGCAGCATGGCACATCGTTTATATCGCTGTCTGATGATCTAAGAGACCTCGGCGCTAATACTGATGATCTTTCTAACCTTTCGTCTGATGATATGGCCAAACTCGCAGACGACTACGATGGCACTAAGGCATCCATAGTCGGCGACTTAGAGTCTATGGGCGTCAAGATGAGTGATACGGCTGAGCAGACGTCTAAAGATGTTGCGTATATGTCCTCAGCCATACAGTCCCTTTCTGACAATGGATCTATCGACCTTAGCAAAGTGGGTATGACGGCAGACGATTTTGCTGCAAAGCTACAAGACGCCGGAGTAAGCGCTGATGAGCTAAAATCAGTGGGTTCTGATGCGTTTTCCATGCTGTACCAATCTGCAAATGGCGATGTTACAAAAATAAAAGCTGGCCTTGATCTGCTTAATGCTACAAAGATTGACGCTAAAAATTTCACCGTGTCAGACGATGGGACAATAACGGATGAAGGCGGTAAGGTCTGGAACCTCGATCAGCAAACAATCGATGGAAAACATTTTACCGTCAACGACGATGGCACAATCTCTATTGAAAACACGAATGTCGATCACCTTGACGCCAATCAAGTAGCGCAGAAAAACTTTGTTATCACTGACAATGGGACTGCTCAAGAGTCAGAAGCCGAAGTTAAGGCTGTAGACCGTTTACAAATCGCGGATAAGAACTTTAGCGTTAACGTATCTGACCATGCATCATATGTCATCAATAATATTAGACAACTTGTCGACTCTTTGCAGAACAAAGAAATTAGTATCACTACGTACAGGCGAGAGGTCTATACAACTATGCATGATACTGCCAACGCTGCTGGTGGCATAAGGCCCCACGCAGACGGCGGTATACGCTACCACGCAAGTGGCGGCTCCATCGTCACCAAGGCGACCCCGCTTGATATCGTCGGCGAGGACGGGGCCGAGGCTATCGTGCCGCTGACCAACCGAAAGTATGTGACACCTTTTGCCAGCACTGTGGCCGAAGAGATGCTCTCAGCGATGAAGCAATATGGCAGCAAGCAGGCTTCTTCTGCGGTCGATACGAAGTCCTTATCAAAGGAAATTGCTACAGAGGTGCGCAGGGGACTCTCTGACATGGGGATTTATATCGACGGAAAGAAGCTCACAGGAGCCATCGCCCCCAAGATGGACATCGAGCTTGCCCGCATAGGATCAAGGAGGTGAGAGGATGCCAATCCAGGAGAATACTCTCGTGATAGATGGCACTGATCTTGGAGATATCTTCGGCCTTTCCGTGCTCGACGGCTTCGAGCTGCCATTGCCGGAGCCGAAGACCTATACCGTGGACGTGCCCGGGAGCGATGGCGTGATAGACCTCACGGAGTTCGCGGGTGACATCGCCTACCAGCAGCGACAGCAGACGTTTACGCTTTGGAAAGACGGACTTACAGATAAGACGGCCCAACAGCTGCAGATGCGGCTTGCCCGTCTTATCCATGGCCGCAGGCTTGAATTTACGTTGGGGCAAGATCCCGGATGGATCTATAAAGGGCGCTTTAGCATAGGGGCGCCGGAGCATGATAGCTGCACAGACTATTGGACGTTTCCCCTTACTGTCACCGCCGACCCCTATAAGACTCTAGAGGGCTCGCCTCTCACGTGGCTAATCAATGCCGCAGGAGGCGTCACGCTCACGCTTCCCGTAGGCCGCAAGCGCGTGTGCCCCACGATAGAGGTGCAGCGAGAGAGCCTCGTGACGCATAACGGGAAGAGTTGGACGCTTGAGCCAGGCGCGTCTAAGATCCGCGACCTGTGGCTTGAGTGGGGAGACAACGACCTGCTCATCGACACATACCCGGGATACGGCAACGCCGTGTGGTCAGATGTCGCTGGGACAGACGCCTCGGCTGTCTGGGCGTCCATTAAAGACAAGAGATGGAGCGCGGTCGCGGCGGGAGACTCTCCTTTGCAGGTGCCCGATACGTGGGAAAACCATGCCGGCGAGACATGGGGCTCTCTTGGGGCCAAGCGCTGGGTGGAGATGGCACATGGGACCACATCAGGAGACGAGTACTCAGTCTACGTGCAATACGACTACCAAGACCTATAGACCATAGCCAATTAAACGTTGAGGAGATCAGCATGTCATCCACGACAAGTACCATGAAACTGACTAAGCCTGATGTAAACGACAAAGTGTCCGATACCATCAGTGCTCTGGCCGCCAACTTCGACATAATCGATAAGCTGTATCCTGTCGGCTCAATCTACATGTCTACTAAATCCACCAACCCATCTTCATTTATCGGAGGCACCTGGACAGCCATAACGGAGCGCTTTCTTGTCGGGGCCGGAACAAATTTCCCCGCAGGCTCTACTGGCGGTCAGACAGACATGGGCATACACCCGTCTAAAGACGAGGACGGGGGATCTAACGGTCTCGTTCCCGGCGGTCCGTCTTTTGCAGGCCGAGTAATGGTTACTACAGGCTCATACTCAGGTAAGATTCTCCCGCCGTATAAGTCGGTCTACATGTGGGAGCGCACAGCATAGGAGGTGACGGCTTGTGTATCTCATCACCTACGACGGCGAGGTGCTCCATGACCCGAGGGACGCCGTTGCCCGTGTGACGGACGCGACCTGCGACCTTGAGGCCAATACCTCCGGCACACTCAAGTTCACGATGGCGGCCGACCATCCGCTCTACGGAAGCCTGGCTGCCATGTCTGCAGACCATGAGGTGGTTCTTTCACAGGCAGATCAGGACGGCACGGTGCTGCTCGAGCTCTTTCGCGGGCGAATAACGGATGCCGGCGAGGACATGAAGCTTGAGCGCGAGATCACCTGTGAAGGCTGCCTTGCCTACCTCGCTGACTCTATCGTCAGGCCGTATGGCACCTATGAGGACACTACCGATGAGGCACCGGGGTGGACAACTATAGCTCCTGGGACAAGGCGCGGCTATGCCGAGTGGCTTATCGAGCAGCACAACAGGCAGGTAGACGGCTCAAAATACTTCAAAATAGGCAAAGACGAACTCGACGACACCTCTGTCACGCGCTCCTCAACTGAGTATCCAGACACCCTATCTGAACTCAAAGACAAGGTGCTCACGGCCTTTGGCTGCTATGCGCGCACCTATGTGCAGGACGGTGTCCACTATATTGACTTCCTTTCTGAGGGAGGCCCCGACGCCGCACAAAGGATAGAGTTCGGCGAGAACCTCACCGACTACGCCACGACGCGGGCAATGGCAGATGTCAAGACCTGCGTCATCCCCGTGGCGTCGTCCACCTCGTCAGGCACCGTCACGCTCGCGGACATCCCCGACGGCCCCGTGGCGGGGCACGACGGCTGCTCGAAGCAGGACGACCACGTGCTCTATGACGCGGGCGTGGCAAAGTACGGCATCCGTGCGGAGAAGGTGTCCTACGACTCCGTGACCACCGCGCAAGGGCTGCTCGACGCGGCCTGCGCCGACCTCTCGACGGCCTCCGACGTGGTTGAGAGCCTGTCAATCTCGGCCGTGGACCTCTCGCACGTGGACCACACGGTTGGCCCCATAGGGCTCCTTGACTGGGTGCGCGTCATATCGCCGCCACATGGCGTGGACCAGTACATCCTCTGCCTCAAGGTCGCGATAGACATCGATGACCCCACGCAGACGAAATACACCCTCGGGGCCACCCTGCCGACCCTCACCAACTCGAATGTGATCCGCGAACGTGAGCAACGGCAGCAGATCGCCAGCGTCATCGAGTCGGTAAAGCCCGTAGACGCAGCCGCGAAGGCTGCGGCGGCGGCAGCGGCCACCGCACAGACGACAGCCGACAGCAAAAGACGCGTCTTCACTGAGCAGCCGACGCCTCCCTACGATGTCGGGGATCTCTGGACAAATACTGCAACAGGCATTACCTATGTCTGCATTACCGCGAAGGAGGAATGAGCATGTCTTTTGACCAGAACGACTGGGCACCGGCCACGGCCAGCGCGTCTGATCTTGCAGAAGTCAAAACGACAGCAAAGAGCAAAGTCAAAACCTATGCCCAAGATAGCGCCCCTACCGCTGAGGCCGTGGGGGACCTCTGGATGGACACAGACAACGGGGACGCACTGTATCGCTGGGATGGTGAAAATTGGGTCAACGTGCAAGACGGAAGCATTGCAGAGGCCAAGAAGGCAGCTGATGAGGCTATGCAGACCGCCAAGGATGCCGCCACCATCACCATCACGTCCACGCACGGCCTCGTCTTTAAGGACTCGGCGATATCGACGACCTTAAT